ACATTAGCCGCCGTGATCTCGGGTTCTTGATTGATGTTTAGGGAAACGCTCTCATTGTCCACCGCGCAACTTGTGATCGAAACTCCGCAAGTTACAGCCGCGCTTGATGCCGTTGTATCGAGGCTCGTCGAATAAACCCCTGCCCCGCCAGATACTCCGGAAATGAACCCCGTGATCGTCGTCCCCGTTGGAATTCCAACACCGGCAATTACGTCCCCAATTCCAATTAGGCCAGTGACCACTGACGCGGTGATCTGATTCGCGATATTGCGTGTCCCGGTGAATGTCGCGCCGGCAATCGTTAAGGTCTGATTGAGAATATAGGTTCCGATCCCACCTGCTCCGGTTCCAAGAGAGATGATTTGCACAGCGGCGGCTATCGTACCATTTGAATCGCCACCACTGATGAATTGACCTACTGCCAAGATCCCAGAGGTAACGGCAGTGACATTTAACGTAGTGCCGGATATCGAACCGACGACAACCGCGCTCGCCGCATTGTTTGAACCTACCTGTATTGATTCGATAAGCGCCCATGCGCCCAAGATAGCGACGACGGTCACGTATTGAGCGCCAAGGATCGTCGATCCGATTCGCGCACGCGGCGGTGACGGAACATTGTTCGCGGGAGAAGATGCGATTGTCGTCGATGGGACAGTTTGGGCAAGAGAGACTTGATACGTCCCCGCGTTTCCTTGTCCAGTGATTTCCTGATAAATCGTCGTCCCTGGAACGACATTCGCGCCAGAAATAAGCTGACCGGGACCAATCGTGCCAGAAATTACACTTGAAACGGTCAATGTTGTCCCGACTATCGATCCGATGAATTCGGCTCCAGAATTTAATCCATTAAAAGACGATACGATTGCCGCCGCGATAAGTGTTTGTGCGTTCGAAGGGATGTTTGGCCCATTGAAGAGCGTCACCAGGAAATATATTTGAAGGCTTTTCGGCGTTTCCCATGTAATCGTATATTGTGGCACCGGTGGTGAAAATGCCGGGTTCGGATCGGATACAACTTGCGTATTGTTTCCAGAATAAAGAGGGATGCCCGGCGGTTTTTTCTGCCAGATTGCTAAAGCTATTGCCGCAGAAGATCCCCCCGTCACGGCGATATAAAGCGTGTTCGCGGGGATGGAAATGCCACCAATTGTCGCCGGAGCGCTTGAAGGATTGTCCACCACATAGGCATCGAGAACGCCTGGAACATTCGAAAGGAGGGTTCCGAGCATCGCTGTGTTTGAGTTGACCGCATTCGACGCGATCGATTGTTGCCGCCGTAATTCGAACTGCTGCGATGATTCGGCATTATTCCCGACAGTGCCGCCAATGACCGTCGCCGTGTCCCATCCAGAAATGTTTTGATAAATCTGGACTGACGACGGAACCGCGATAGGACCAGGGGTCAAACATGCGAAAGAAAGCGTGATCGTCCCACCTCCGGGAGGAAGCGTTCCAGCTTCGGTGCATTGATAAATATTCCCGCTAGAATCATAAACTGAGGCATATTGAGTTGGACCGGCTGGAAGTGTCGCACCTGAACCAAGACATTCTACTTCAATTACTGTCGGTTCAGCCGGAAGCCGCGTCAGAAAGTTTATTCTGGCGATAGCGTCTTGGCTTCTACCTTGTGCGAATTGTGGATCAAATTGCGTTGAGAAATATATCACGGTTTGATAGCTATTGTTGATCGCCGCCGCGAGGCTTGATGTAAGCTGACCTTGGGGAGTGTTTAGATTAAAATTGAATGTTACATTATAAGATATATTATAGTCTTGCTGCACGCCGGCAAGAATAGCCGGACCTGACGGCGTTATCGGCCCGGCGGTTCCCCAGGAAATCGGCGGAACAAAAGTCACTATCTTATTCTCCCTGTGGGATTATCACGAAGAAATTCTGGTAGCTAGTTTGTCCGGTTCCCTGTGCCACAACCTGAATTTGACCAGAGATTGCGCGATTGTCGAATGATGACAGGAAAACTATCGCCGTGGCAACACCGGGGACAGTGAGCGCCGCATTAACTAGCTGCTGTTTCAGCAATGGGAGATTGGGAACCGATCCGAGAATTGTCTGCCACGGAATCCCTATCTGAGTATTCCAATATTCTTCGCCAAGCCATGTCCGGACGGCGGACGCGGCATCTTGCGCGAGGTTATCCGGCGGGGACATGGGCGCAAGCGCCATGTTACCCGCGGCATCCACGGTCAAATCCCAGGTATCATCTAGTAGCATTGTCGCGAGGCCTGCCATTTACGTTCCCGGGGTCGGTGGTGCGCCATTGGATGGGTGCGTGTGAGATTGTAGCGTAACGCTGTCAGAGCCACCAGCGCCCGCTTGGATGGCTCCGCTCGCCTGTATCTGCCCGACGACTTTGAGGATGCCACCGGCCGGCGTGAAACTTATGCCTTCCGCCGAAGTCTTGATGATATTCGAAAATCCATCCGTGATCGTCAGCGATCCGTCCGAACCAAGATTGAATGTCGCCTTAGTCGCCTTCCCGTTCAGAAATCCGCCGAAATAGAGCCCATCCGATATGTTGTTGCGCCGATAGCTACCAGGATTGACCTGAAGATTGGCCGTATTATTTGCGGATGCTTTTTTCAGCGCCGAGATGTCGACATCGGAGCAAGCCATCATGCCGACGTCGCCAATAGACGGGTCCATTGTGATCGACCAGCCACCTCCCTGCATTCGAAAGAACGGGATGCCATAGACCTTTGCGTTTGGCGTCGCGTTGCCGGAACCGTCGAGTTGATTCGTGAGGATTTGAACGTCAACTGTTCCTGCCGGCCCTGGAGAGCCCGATCCAGGATGAACAGCGACGACCTGCACCATTTTCACCGCCGCGACCTTTGCGATCCTTTGCCGTATCATGAAGTCAACGGCATCGAACTCCGAATTTGAGTCATATGGGTCTGCTTGTCCATATCCAGACTGATCTTGGTTAGAAACCGATCCTGCCATTATCCTATCCTCGCGAATTCACCGAAATTAAGTGCCGATGCTTCAATATAGGCTGCATGAGCATCTTCTGGCGCGTCGAAATAGCCAAGGTGGATTTGTTTCTGCAAAACCTTAATGTGTGCCATCCATTTTTTTGCACGATTATTCCAGCAAACTCCCTTGAAACCACTGGTACTATTTGTCTGTCTCTGACGGTTTGCATTGTTTTCCGAATTATTACATTCTCTAAGATTCACAAACATGTTATCAGAGCGAGTGCCATTTTTGTGGTCTATCTGGTCCACTGGCCATTCTCCAATCATAGGATCATATACCAATATTGATCTAAGATATTCTGCTGTTAATTCCTCATTTTTGGCCATTTTGATTCTCATGTCACAGGGGGTAGGATGCTGCGGGCGAAGCCCGGATTGTAGGCATACAGCGTTTGCGCCCACTCACCCTTTGGATACAGCGAATCGAGGTCGAGATCGACTTTGCGAACCGCCCACTGAGACGGATAATTCGATGTCGGTTGTGCTCCCGATATTCCAGAAAGCAAGCTGCTATTCACCTTAATAAGGCTTCCCATGGTTATTTGTGGGTTGAATAACGTCTTGACGATTATCCCTTGTGTCGTCAAAGATGGATACGAAATCATGCCGTTTTCTGGCGAAATCGTCGGAACATTTGGTGTGTTGCGGTTGCCGCCATCCGGGAAAATAGAGAGTGTGGTTCCATTGATGATGGCAAGTTTGACGTTCGCATGCGCGCAGATATCTTTTGCCTGCTCCAGAAATGATCCAGTGAGGCTTGGAGATGAAATCTGAGCGGTGACACCATTGTTTTCGAATTGAAAGCCCATGGCCGTCGCGAGGCTCGAGACCACATCAGCGACATTGACGGTCCCTTGATATGAAGAAACCGTCGCCGGCGTCGTCGCTTGCGCGAGACCACTTAAAACCTCAAAGATGAATGGGACATTTGGCTGCGCCGAGAAGTCTGGCGTTGCCGAAATGATCGTCCCGCCGAAGATCGTCGAAAGGCCGCCGTTCGCATCTCCGGCCTGGATTGTGAGTTGATTGCGGGTGACTTGATTGTAGACCATTCCCAGCGTCGTCAACTGGTTCATGAGGCTTTGCGTCATGCCGTAGACTTTGACCGTCGCCCTGCAATTGACCGACGCGCCAGCATTTTTGATCCGAACCGATATCCTCGACCCTGAGAGCGTGACCGTGCTCGTCCCGCTTTCGGCAAAGGTATTTGGTTGACCAGTTCCTGCGTTGGTCGCGAGCTGTACGGTTACAGACAAAAGTTTTTGGGTAAAACTCATCCGGAGAATCCCAGCGTGGCGAGATCATCCGGCGCGAGATATACGAGTTCGAACCTAGACCCGAGGCCGATAAATACCGGATCGGACGTGCCTTGCTTGTCGTTGAAGACGAGATCGCCTTCGAACCCTATGTAAGCATCCACAACGATCCTAACCAAATTCTCGCAAATCACGCATGAAAGAAGCAATTCATCCGAGACATAGAGCGTCAGGAATAGCGCCATGTAGAATTGCTGCACGTTAATCGTGCAGCTTTGTCCATTCAAATTTATCTGAAGCGTCTGGTTTGGGATTGGGAGCAAAGGGACGGTTTGCATTAGTTAACAGCTCCCGGAACGATATTCTGCTGAGTCGAATTAGTCGTCGTCTGCGGCTGTTGAGCCCCATTCGATTGCTGTCCAGCGGCTCCCGGCTGTTGAGTGTTGCCAAAATTAGCGCTTGCGGTTACAGGGATTTCCTTGAACCACAAATCAACTGAGATTAGCGAGACGCCATGCTCGGCCGTCCGGCGCCAGTTAATGTGCGTGCAGTTGACGGAACTGAACACCATTTCCGGCGTTACGACATCAAACAATGAGAAGCTATTTGAGATCGCCATGCAAGTTTGAAGGAACGCTTGCCGATCCGAAACCGAACCTCCTCCAGCCAAGCGCAGCTTCACATCGAAAGGCATCGTTACCTTATCATATGCTTGAAAAGCTCCTTGTTCCTGTGGATAGGTCGAGATCGGCCATTCTTGGGCATATTCGAACTCGACGGTCGACGCAATGCACGGCGAAATGTTTGGCGATCCGGCAACCGATGAGACTGACGCCACAGCGGATAATGCCGAGATCAGCGAGCCGCCGCCATATGGAGTGGCCGGGGTGATGACCGGCGACCCATTCAAATACACGCCCCATGATGGCGCGGTCAGAGAGCCCAGCAAAAGATTGGCGGCGTCCTCGACCAAAAGTCCGGCATCATTGGCGAAGTCGGTGAAGCTCATGCAATTTGTCCAAAATTGGCACTTCCGGCAAGGATAGCAAGCTTGAGATCATTGTCCACAGCTTGGGCGATCGATTTTGAATCGGTCGCATTTGGCGCATTCACGTGAACATCTCCGACCGTAATGGTTGTGTTCTTATCACCCCCGGCGTAATTCGCGCCTTGGGCTCCCATGACGCCCGGCGACATCCACGCTCCTGGCCCAGGAATTCCGGTCTCTAATCCTGGCTTAAAAGGAACTCCTTGCGTGTTATTCGTGAACGCATGATTCCCAATCATCAGTGCATTGTTTCGATTTAGACGTCTCGCCCACGCAGCAGTCGATGCGCCCGGATTTGCATAATAGATCGAACCCGCCGTTGGATCGTTTAATTGGCCGGCATAAAGGCGTCTGGCCACATCCATTGCCGTCGCCGATGGCTGTCGCGGCGTTCCCTGAAACTCTTGCCCACCGCGTGCATAGGCCTGAGAATAAGGGTCCGCTCCAAATCCTCCGAAATTGCTTGCCGCCCGATTCCCCATAACAGCGCCAACAGCTTCCATGCCGAGACGTCCTTCTCCACCGGCCTCCGCTTCGATCATCGCAGCCACAGCGCGAATTTTTTGTTCATCAGATGAAAATCCGGAAATCTTCTTTCCCGAGGATGAAGTTTCTCCCTTAAGACGTTTAGCCATTTCGCTATAGGTGTTTTTTCTTCCATAAAGCTGATCAGCGGTTTCATTTAGACCCATGGAACGAAGAATGTGCTCGGAACTTCCAAATGCTCCATGCAATGTCTCGCCGCTGCCAATAACTCCTTTCATCTCTTTCATAGCGTCGCCAATGAACGGAATTTTCTCAATCAATGTGCCGAAATCTTTGATAAGAGATCGAACCGTGATTAATATTTCAGAGAATGTATCAAGCATTCCTTTTAATGCAGGAAGAAATGGTCCGACTATTTGACGAGTTAAGCCTGTAAATGAATCGCCAAGATCAGCTAACGCATGCTGATATTCCTGCGCCGCCTTTGTATTGGCTTCTGTGACCGGAACTAATCTTCTTCCCTCTTCCAAAAGCTCTCGAACCTTTGGCAATCCTTGGATCAAAAGATTGATCATGTCCTCATTGATGCCAGGGAGGAGTGACAATCGCCCCGCCGCCGTGCGCGCATCCATCCCAGCGACAGCCGCCGAAATGTCCTTATAAATCTCCGAGGCGGTTTTCAGTTGGCCGTTGGTCTTATACATCGTCACGCCAAGGCTCTGGAGCACCGGCAGCACGTTCGACTCGCCGGTCTGGGCAAAGCGCGTCAGTTCCCCATTCATGCCACCCAGCGCCGCGTTAGCGGATTCCGTGCTACCTCCCATCGTCTTGATGGCATGCTGCCATTCGACGATATCTTGAGCGCTAATTCCAAGGGTGAGGGACAACCGACCAGTACGCGCATCCATTGATGTCAAAGCATTGACTGCTACGCCGACCTGTTCTCCAACAATCGCGAAAGCACCGAGCGCGGCAATCTTTTTTATGCCTTCGAAGAAATCCAGTGTCTTCGCGCCAGACTGTTCGATATTCTTGGTGCGGCGGGTGAACTCCGTCTCAAACTTACGGAGTGAATCGGCAGCTTTTCTCTGGCCGGCATCGAATTTGGCAGGGTCCAATCCGAGCGTAATTACGAATTCGTCAAGGACTGTCGCCACTTTTTACCTCTTCGTTTCCGCCTGCCTCTTCATCATTTCCATAACGACGCGCTCATTATGCTTATTCACCATATAGACTTCCAATAAATCATACAAATCTTCCACGGAATAATCAGTTTGTAAATCTCTCAAGGTAACTACAGGTCGATCCATTGAAAGTGCAGATGCTATGCTTGCTGGGACGTTTGCATATTCGGCGAGAGTTGCCGCGCCATGATCGCCGAAATCAATTTCGAGATGGCGTCGGCCGGACAGAAACCCGAATGTAATTTGATTACCTCCGATCTGAGCCACATTCTTGTCGCGACTTCCTCAATATCATCGTCGCTGATAATCGGCGAGGTGACGGGGAAGTTCGTCTGCGGGTCACGCTTCTTCGGATCGCGAATAATCTGAACGCAATCGAGAAGCTCATCCATGATCGGGATGACTTCTTCAGCCTGTATTTGACCCCTAAGGAATGTGTCGACGCCGAGCATAAAGATGCCCTCCATACCCATGCCCTGGACGCCCACGACGTCGATCTTGCCGCCGCCCCGATTGTAAGCGAGCATCGCACGCAGAGCCCACTTTTCAGCCCGGTCCGCTGGCCATTCCTCGATCATAAAAGTTTTTCCTTTATCTCGGCCGCAATAATTCGGTGCCGAAACGACTGCCTTTTTGCGCACGTCAGCCTCTTCTCGTCGGTCTCAGTGTTGGATAGTCGGGATCAGAAGATTTATTGTCGGCTGATGCGACATTTAGAGGAGGCCCGCAATCCACTGGCGTCAAAAATTCAACCCGAGTGACTTTGCCGCTCGCTGCGTCGAAATCGATAGCCTTGACCACCGGACAATATTCACGGCTCCCATGATCCTCGCCACACCAGCGGCAAGAAACGGTTTCTTTGGCATCGCGCATCAATTCGCCGCGGGTGAAACGAGATTCCAGACGATGCGATAAGTTCTCGGCTGCAAAAGCTTCTTAACCTCGGGCATCGACGGATATTGCTCAAGACCGCCGTTAGAACAAGCCAGTTTCAGACCAATCGAGGGAAGGTAAATAGTCCCGCTCAGCGTGTAGACATCCCCAATCGCCTGTTGCTGCGCATTGATGATGTCAAAGAACGCATTCGAAGCGCTGTTGGCCTGCAAATGGATATTCTGAACGCGCTCTGTCCAGACGAAACCGAAGCTCAAAACGCCATCGACGCCCATATAGCGCTCCAATATGGTCGCGGCATCCATGCCGGTCACATTGTCTGCGCTGAAGCCCTGGAGTTGCTGTGGGACGGGAAACAGCGTCGCTTGCGATAGCGTGATGACCGCATTAGCGCCTGTGAGAGAAGCAACCATTTTGATCCCCTTACGTGAGCGCGACGGAAGACAAGTCGATCGATTGGACGCTACCACGATCCAAATAAAAGAAGCTAATCGGCCAAGGCCCTCGCGTCGATCGAACAGTCGGCGGTGGGACATTCACTTGCAAATAATAGCCTATAGTCTGGATCGACGAGGCCGCGTCCAATCCTGCGACTTCATTGATATAGGCGATCTGAGATGACGAAAGATTACCCGGTCCATAAGCGCCAAAGATAAGTCCTTGGCCAATAGGACCAGACATCGATTCCTCGATAATCGAAGCTCCCGCCAGCGAAAACGGAATAGAGGGCACATTCTGAAAGAGCGTTAGAAGTGTGATTTGGAATAGGCTGCTAAGCCAAATCTGATTTTGGTAACTGTCCATCCATGCGAATGGTCCGGTTATTTCACCATTATAAGTCCAATCGAATGTTGATGCGCCGGTGGCATAGGCTCCATAAAAATTGTAGCCATTGGCCGCGAGATTTCCCGCGGTGGTCGGGTCGGTGACATTCGCCAGAATTCCCGCCTGTTCCCGGAAAGCGAAGGTCGTGCGCCCATTGGTGGCGTTGTAATTGATCGATGCGGCGACGCCAAGAATGAAGGCGGCCTTGCCATCATCTTCGGTCTTGCCGCCTTCCCATTCAAGCCATGTTCCCGAATTTTGGTTCGCTTTGAGGATTTGACCGAGACAGGAAGGCGCATCGCTCGAACTCGCTGGACTTTCGTCCGGGTCCCAACAAACATAACCGAATCGATTGCCGCCTAATGCGCTGTTGTTCCATGCAGCAAAGGCTTGCTTCTGCGTATTCCCGACGCCCCCATCGGGATCAAAGATCGTCATGAAATTAACCCACGCCTGATTGACAAGAATCAGAGCGTTCATGAAGGTTCCTGGCACCGCCGCCGCCGCTCCTTGGGAAAGAACGGCTCCGGTCGCCGAGGTCAAATTCAGGGACTCGGCTAGAGTTCCCGTCGCATAAGCGGATGTCGAAGCAACGCCGGTAATGCCAGACGTGAAAATGAATCCGCCGGTCGTCGAATTGTAAGAAACGGTCATTGGCGTTGCTATGGTCGTGAATGCGCCACTCGCGACATCTTGCTGCACGCCGGCAGTCTGATAAGTCCCGACGCCGCCTGTAGGGTCTCCGGTGAGTTGCGCCGTGATGATCGGACTGCCTGTTAACCCGGCATTGACGAGCGTCTGCCCAACGGCGATTGTCGGGCTGCCGCAAACGGTGACATCAAGAACCGTTGAAGTGGACACCATGCTTCCACTGGCGATCCCTTGTGCGGTGATGCCGCTGAGCTGATAAGTCCCGGTTGATCCCGTCGTCCCTGTGAGCTGCGAGACGATAACCGCGTTCG